TCATTCGCTCCCCTCTTTTTCCTTATTTCGTTGAACGCCAATTGCGACACACGTACTAAGCAAATCTTTACATTTCTCTACGTCTTCAGACTTACGCAATTTGATGCTTTTTACAGACTGCGGGCTACTGTCCGTAGCACGATACATCGTTATTTCAATATCATTTCGGTCTAAGAGTCCCATAATGGCTTTTGCAACCTCCACACCCTTCTTCGCGAAATCAAAGAACAGAGCAAGTTTATATGGATTTTCGACGGAAAAAACTTCAATTTTGCTAAAACCAACATCGTGTAGAGAAAAATATTGCTCAACCTCATCTCGAAGTTCTGGATCGCATACAATGTCTATTCTCCAGTACTGACCTAAATGCAAATCGCTATTAACTGTTTTTTCCACAACATCCTCCTTACCCAGCAATAGGATTAAATCTCACCGCATCCTGCAAGTAATCCGGCGCAAGATGGGCATAAATCATCGTTGTCTGAATCTTTGCGTGCCCCAGAATTTTCTGGAGCGTCAGAATATTGCCGCCGTTCATCATGAAATGACTGGCGAAGGTGTGGCGCAGCGCATGAACAGCCTGGCCGTCAGGAACATCTGGTGCGACCGTTTTGATGACATCGCGAACCAATGGATAATCCAGCGTCGGAAACACCAGTTTCCCGCCCCGTTTTTTGATCTTTTCAAACAGGCTTTCAGAAATAGGAACGGTACGGTTTTTGCTGTTCTTCGTTTTTGAAAAAGTGATTCGACAATGAAGAACACGGCGCTGCTCCAGTGCCGCTACCTCGCCCCATCGCGCCCCGGTCGACAGAAGGATTTCGACAGCCAGCCGTTCATCGGGATTTTCAGCCAGTGCATCCAGCAACTGAACACATTCAGACTTACTCAGATATCCCATTTCGCGCTCGTTAACCTTCATTCCTTTAAGGCCTTGAACGGGGTTATCGTTAAGAAAATGGCCGGATGAGATGAGTGCGGTAAACATCGCGCTTAACGCCCCAATCTCTCGATTTATGGTGCTGGGCTGTATCCCCTGCTCTATCCTGGACACACGTAGCTCGGTGAGCATCGTTGTATTAAGTTTATGCACGCACGGGTCATCCATTGCCTCACTCAAGCGCAGCAATTTAAGGCGCATGTTATGCCCTGACTTCATTAGCTGGCCGTGGTATTTCCACCACAAGTCAATAAGCACTGACAGCGGACGGCGATCAATGGAGTTTCCTTTCCACTCATTGTTATGCTGTTGCGCCAGCACCCACCGCTCATATAAAACTGCATCCGATTTCGTTTTAAATTTTTTGCGAATGCGTTTGCCTTTACGCCCCTCAGGGCGCATGTCAAGAAGATACCCTCCCGGAATTGATTTTATGCTCATTCGTGAAACCCCAGCGTTACAAGACCACCATGCCCCCAGCGTTCCATGATTAGCCGGGCTGTGTACCAGTCTTGCGGGATTTTTGAGAAGGCGATGTGCTTTTTGGCCCATCAGGGGAGAGAGACGGACTGATCTGCCCAGCAGCCTCATTTGTTTTTCCCGTCATAAGCCAATTCATGTACTTAAAAAAGCGAGGGTGATTAACAATCTTGATAAGCACTTCGCCCCCTATGTTTTCAATCCGCCCCGTTTCATAACGACGCAAAGTGCCGATAGGCACATCAATCAGGCCGCAAAATTCTTCGCGCGTTAAATCCTCTGATTCACGAATCACTCTAATTTTTTCACCGATAAGCATTGACAGTGTTCCTATAAGTACACTAAGCTTGCGCACAAGGTGTACTTATAAGTACACCGAGTCACAAACAACCACAGATAGCGCAGGTTATCACACATGGCAAAAGTCCTGAACACACACGAACAGGCAGACTTTGAGCGTTTAGCAGCGTTCTATCCCTACCGCGATGAGCATGGGTTACCAGTACTTGAAGAAAGCCTGAAAGATTACGCAAAGCGTACCAACCAAGCTGTTAACACAGTGAAAAGACAGGCTGACAGAGGTTCAATTCCCATCAACCAGGATGAAAAGAACTCAAGACGCACAGTAAATCTCTTCGCTCTTTTCCTGAAAACAATCAGGAGCGCAGAAAAATACGTGCAGATGACAAAATAACGAGGTGTCATTTTATGCTGAAGCAACGCCGTAATTTTCGTACCGGAACAGAACGCCACGCTAACCGTTTCACTACCAGTGCATCACGCAGCAACATCCGCTACAGCCTGAGTGATACACACGCAACGCCGGATGGCTACCCAGTAAAACAAATCGGCGAGCACGCCTGGCTGATTGAGAAAGCTGGAATCGTGATCCACAAATGCCCACGCAATCCGTTTACCGGAAACCGCATTTTTGCATTGAGCTGTGGTGACAATCAGTTCGGGCAGGATTTCACATTATACGAAGCACTTCGCACGGTTGATCGTCTGCTTCGCGGGCAAAGTTTTATTAAACAGGCTGATTTATAACAGGTGCTTTATGACCAAAGACCATGCACAAGGTGTATTTATCCGTTTTATTGATTGTCGCGGTGAACTGTTATTACGTGCATCCGCTATTGACGGAGTGACTCCGGCGGGTAAAAACGGAGCCGACGAAGCCACTTACGTTTATCTGAACGGCACGCGACTGCTTGTGGAACTTCCGTACCAGACCGTACGAGAAATCATTAGCGAAGCTGAAAAGGCACGCCAGGTTAATGGCGATGAACCCTATATCGAAATTATTTGTATGGATTCAGAAGCTGAAATACAGAAAGCAGATTAAAGGGCGTTGTGATGGGCAAAGAATATAAAACTCTCATTAACAAAGCACTTGAGCGTTTTTATTTTCGCTTAAGTGCATCAGGCGCTCATGCTGAACGTGCGGCCCGTGACTCATTGACCAGAGCAATCCGAAGTCTGTATGACGTGGCTTTTTACGCTGATGACCTGGATGCACTTAACGAACTTTCCGAGCTGATCTGTGCCGCAGAATGCGGGGAACATATTGAACCGTATAAGCTGGGAAATATCGCATGAGTATATTTATCTCATGGCTTGTTCTGATTATTTCGGTGGTCTGCGCCATTGGGATTATGCGAATTATTAATTCAGTAAAAAAGATTGAACGCTTTTTCACTGAAGAATAACCGCGCAAATAAGCCCCCAGGTTAAATAAGAAAATGTGAAAACAATCCGCATTCGCGGAGGTATTCGCACACGCCAAGGAGGCGTAATGGCAATTAAGCATTTTCCTGTCGTTCGTTTCACCTCCAGAGGACGTGAATACGAAGTTGACGAACGCCTGATTACCACAATCGACAAACACAGTTCAGAAAAGGATGCACATCACATCTATCTCACTGACGGCACTTACTTCTGCGCCACCAACGTGGTGCAGGTGAATCTTATCAGACAGGTACAGGAATCACGCAGATGACCATTCTGGACTACATCGCTGCCAATCCGGGTTGTAGCGGTGGAGAAATCGCCGCAGCACTGAATACACCAACCACAACCATTAATGTGGAGCTACGCCGTCTCTGGCGCAGCGGTTCAGTCATAAGAAAAGAGCGCAAAACAGGCGGTCGCTTTTCTTATCAGGTAAACCCGATGCCGTTTGGGTGTAGCAACCCACTAACCCAGATGTTCAACCAGCTACTGAGGGAAATCAGAGCATGAGCACCTCCAACTGCCGGAAACCACGTCGGGCTTCAGCAGCTCATCCGGCAGCAAAACAAACTCCATTAATTCCTGTTCCGGGCCTTTCCTGCACCTTGTGGCGGGAGGCCTTCGCACATCTGTAACAAGAGGATTGCCGCAATGATTCTCGCCAACGACTTTCTTGAATACCTGCTCAACACAGAGCGTGATCTTGCCGTTCGCGTGCGGGAACGTTATGACATGTACCTGAAATCCCTGCCTGTACCGCAGCTCGCTGACGGAAAGATTGTTATTGATGGTCGCTACATGATTGACAGCCACGAGGGAAATTACAGGCTTTACCGCATTGAAGGTGGCACCCCGTCCGTTGTTGGCATTTACCAGCGCCCATCCTCTGCAATCGTCGATGTGATTGCCGACAGCATCCGCATCACACATCGCCATGCCGACACAGAAGACACCGTGCTGGAAATTCAGCGGCTGGCTACAGTCTGCCGCGACACCCTGAATGGCATGACGAAGTAAATCACTATGACGGCAGAGTACATCAGGGACTGGCAACAACCGCGCCACGCAGTGGGGCGTGAAGGAACGGGGATCCCCGCTCCTGAATCCGCGCTTTCCTCCTGGCTGGATGCCTACCGGGCAGAGAACGAGCGCCGCCAGGAAATGGCTGATGCGGCGTTCTCCGCCACGCCGCTGGGCAACCTGATTAATAAAAGCCTGGACGCACAGGAAAAACAGGACAAAACCATCACACTGGCAGGAGACGCCAGAAAACAGGCACGCTGCGCGGTGGATGAAGCCATGGCCTCGCTGCGCCTGCTGCCGTCCTATCTGCGCGATCCGCTTATTCGCCACCTCTCCTTCCTGCGCAAAAAACAGGAAGCCGATCGTCAGAAAGGAAAAAACGCCAGGCAGGCAGAACGCTATGCGCGTGGGACCCTGCGCAAAATATTCGAACGTCTGGAGCGCACCGATCACCGCTGGCTGACACCGGGTTATCGCTCCCTTGCCGGACGCGAACGCCTGGACGATTTGCTTTACCTGCCGCAGCTCAACAAACACCAGATACAGACGCTGGCCACCATGACGGCGGCGATGTTCAGTGGCACTTTTGAAAAACTCTGCGATGGCTTTGGCGCGACCGATGGCGAGCTGACCATGGATGTAACGCTGAAGGCGTATCAGATGCTGGCCCGCATGGCGTTACACCTGCACGCCATGCCTCCACATTATGACGCTCTGACAACAGACAAAGACCGGAGGAACGAACCGGACACGGAGCTGCTGCCGGGCGCAATCCTTCGCCTGACCTGTGCGGAATGGTGGAAACGCAAACTATGGCTGTTACGTTGCGAGTGGCGGGAAGAACAACTCCGCGCCGCCTGTCTGGTTTCCAGAAAAACATCACCCTATCTGAGCCAGGACGCGTTAAGCGAGTTTCGCGCACAGCGCGAGAAAACACGCGATTTCCTGAAAAGTTTCATGCTGGAAAATGAAGACGGGTTCACGATTGATCTCGAGACGGTGTATTACGCGGGAGTAAGTAACCCGGTTCACCGTAAGGCAGAAATGATGGCCACCATGAAGGGGCTGGAACTTCTGGCCGAAGCCCGTGGCGACAAAGCGGTGTTTCTGACTGTCACCTGCCCGTCAAAATACCACGCCACAACGGAGAACGGTCATCCAAATCCCAAATGGAACGGGGCCACAATGCGCGACTCCAGCGATTACCTGGTTAACACGTTTTTTGCGGCGGTCCGCAAAAAACTGAACCGCGACGGCCTGCGCTGGTATGGCATCCGCACGGTGGAGCCTCATCATGACGGCACCGTGCACTGGCATATGATGGTCTTTGCACATCCGGAAGAAATCGACACCATTGTGTCCCATACCCGCGATATTGCCATTCAGGAAGACCGCCACGAGCTGGGCAATGATATTACTCCGCGCTTTAAGGTGGAGTATGTCGACGGCTCAAAAGGCACGCCAACCAGCTACATCGCCACCTACATCGGAAAGAACCTGGACAGCCGCGCCGTGGATGGTATCGACCCGAAAACGGGCAAGCCACGCGTTGACCACGAAACCGGAAAATCAATGGCCGAGAGCGTGGAGCGCGCCATCGGCTGGGCGCGCCTTCACCGGGTCCGCCAGTTCCAGTTCTTTGGCATCCCCTCCCGTCAGGTGTGGCGTGAACTGCGCCGCCTTGCCAACCAGATGGCACGCAACCAGGAAGGCCCGCAACGGCTGAAGGATGACGCAATGGATGCAGTGCTCGCTGCCGCTGATGCCGGGTGTTTTGCCTCCTACATTGAAAAACAGGGCGGCGTACTTGTTCCACGCAAAGACTACCTGATTCGCACCGCCTACGACCTCGCAGATGAGCCGAACGATTACGGCGAACAGAATGTACAGATTTACGGGATCTGGTCACCACTCATCGGGGAGTCTTCCCGTGTGTGCACACATCCGGATAACTGGAAGCTGATAAGACGTAAACCGGAAGCGGAAGACAGCGCCCGCGAAAATGGTTTTGACCTTCAGGGCGGCCCTGCCGCCCCTTGGACTCGTGGCAATAACTGTCCCCGTGTACAGGAAACGAACAACAACGGGACAGAACAGCCGGAAGAACGGACAACACCGTGGCCGCAACTCCCTGACGGCGTTGAAGTGAACGAATGGATGCGCTCACTGAAACGGCACGAACGCCGGGCGCTGATGCGTTCGCTGCGTGACAAACAGGCAAAAAACAGCAGTGATGAAATGCAGAACTGGACACAGAGCCGCAAACAGCCACGGCCTTTGCCTGATAACCACGAGTTACTCGCTAAAGAATGGCGGGAGTCTGCTGAATCTCTCGGCCTGCATATCGGTGAACAGCAGATGCAGCACCTGTTACGGGGCGGCAGTCTGTACGTTGACGGCAGCATCATTGCACCGCAGGGATTTGAAATTGTACGCAAACCAGATACCCGCCCGGACAGCCGAATCACGCAACTCTGGCAGCGCCTGAGCCGTAATCACGGCGTAAGCAGCACGGAGATCCGCCATAACCCGGTCGCCAGCTATCTGGAACAGCTGGGGGCATCAGACCCCGAAGCCGCCGCACACCTGGCATCCACACTTCAGCAGGACCAGAACACCATGAAAACCCCCGTTACCGTGCTTTCTGACATGCTGCGCGCCATCCGTGACGCAGAGCACGCACAGAGAATCAGTGAAACCACTGAACGCGCCCACCGCAAAGCAGACCTGCTGCGGGGTAGCCTGACCAGTGGAAACAAAAAACAGACAGAAACGGGACTCACAAATCCCGTAAATGAGCAAAAAACGTGCCGCGATATATGAAGCGCGCACAAAACAGGCAAAAGCGGGATTTAAAAATCCTGTAACCGATTAATTAATCAACATAAGGAAAAGCGACATGAAAATTTGTATCGACGACGGCTCCACCAACATCAAGCTGGCATGGACTGAGAACGGCGAACGCCGCAACGCCATCAGCCCGAACAGCTTCAAGTCGGAATGGTCTGCGCCGTTCGGTGGCACGCAGCCCGCGAACTACATGCTTGATGGCGTGCGCTATGGTTTTGATCCGGTCAGCGATCGCTTTGTCCAGACGACCGACACGCAATACCAGTACAGCGATGTGAATATAATTGCCATTCATCACGCGCTGGTCAAATCAGGCATCACACCACAGGAAGTGGATGTGGTTGTCACCCTGCCACTGAGCGAGTATTTCGATACAAACGCACAGCCGGACATGGCCAACATCAACCGCAAAAAAGCGAACGTCATGCGCCCGGTGGAGTACCAGAACGGCGAAGCATTCACTATCCGTAACGTACGGGTTATGCCTGAATCCATTCCGGCTGGCTTTAAGGCACTGGCTGACATGAGTCCGTTTGAATCCCTGCTGATTGTGGATTTGGGCGGAACCACGCTGGATGTGGCAAAGGTTCAGGGGCAACTGGCAGGTATCAGCCAGGTGTTTTGCGATCCACACGTGGGCGTTTCTCTGATGGCCGATGCCGTACTGTCGGTGATGGCCACTAACGGTATGCGCACCAGTCACCACATCGCCAATACCATTATCGAACATCGCCATGATGAAGCCTGGCTGCGCCAGCACATCCACAATGACGCGCATTACGCCAGCCTGATGGCGGTAATTCGTGAAAAGGAAGAAACACTGAAACAACGCGTGATCCGCGCGCTGGCGGGTTTTTCGGGTTACGGGCGGGTGATGGTTGTCGGTGGAGGGGCGGAGATTGTGGCACCCGCTATCCGCGAAGCCTGCGGAGTTAATGCGACTTTCATCGCGGACGGGGTGCCACAGTTTGCTCTGGTTAATGGGCTGTACGCAATGGACAAGGAGTAAACCAATGACGACTCCAACCAGACGGATAAGTTTCTATCTGAAGCCTGCGGCCGTCAAGAACGAAAGCGAAGCATGCGCCTGGCTGGACAGCCTTACACCGGAAGCCCGCAAAAGCGGCCAACGCGTGGCTTTTCTGGCCGGGCTGGCACTTCTGAAAATGAATCCGGCAGAGGCTTACCGACTGGCCGCATGGGCTGATGATGAGATGTTACCTGTGACACAAATCAGCTCAAAAAAAGTTTGA